TTCGGTCATGAGGTGACTCCTTTCAGTGATGCTGCGGGACGCGCAGTGCGTTGGGATAGTTCGGCGGCAGGTAGCCTTGCAGGTCGCGCTTGATGTAGTGGCGCGCACCGACACGATTGAGCACGTCGAGCATGCGCACCGTGTAGTCGCGCCAGTCGGTCGTCTTTGTCATCGGCAGGTAGTTCACCCGGCCGACCTTGAAGAGATCAATGAAGTCGTGGGTTGCTTCGACAATCGCAATCGACGCATCGACGTCGAGCGTCGGCTCAAGCGAAACCCAGGTGAAGATGCCGCGCTCGTGGAAGGTGCGCAGCGCCGCGATCCGGTCGGCAGGCAGCGCCGCGTTGCGCTCCCACTTCTGCGAGAAGCGGTCGTCAAGCGAGGTGAGCGTGGATGCAAACGCATCGCGCTCCGGGCGGAATAGCTCGACGTCGCGCAGCGCCCGCGTGCCGCCCTTGGTCAGGGTGCAGATCGCCAGCCCGTGCGCGATCAGCGTGTCGAGCGTCGGCCGCGTCAGCGAAATGTCGCTCGGATTGTACGGGTCGGTGGTGAACGACAGCATGACCTGTTCGCGACAGCCGAGCGCCTTGTACTTGGCGGCGTCGGCCCACAGCGAGGTGAGGTAGTCGCGACGCGGGATCGCGCCCGCGTCGAACTCTTTGCGATCCTGATGCGTCACCAGCGGCACGTAGCAGTACGCGCAGCCGTGGCCGCAGCCGCGATACGGATTGGTGGCAAGCGGGGCGTATTCCCCCGCCTGCCCTTTCGGTGCGTAGATGATCCTGCAGCCTTTGACGGACACGCCGTCGTCGTTGAGCGTGATCATGTGATCCTCTGCGATACGACCGGTTGCTCGATCAGCAGCGTGATGGCGACGCGGTCGCGCCGCTTGAGCACGCTGCCTTGCTCCCAGCGAATGACGGTACGCTTAGATACGCCGAGCCGCTCGCCGAACTCGGCCTGCGTGATGCCGAGCCGCTCACGCGCCGCGCGGACGAAGTCGGCGTTGGTTTGCGCGGTGTGCTTCATCGTGTCTCCTCAGTCGTTGATGTTGATAACGATGATGGTGAATTGCGAGTCCGGTTCTGGCACCGGCACCACTGGCGGTGATGTCTTGCATGACCGCATCAGGCACACGATGAAGATCAAGAAGAGGCCGAGCAATATGAGGTGCATGTCACCGGCCCTCCGCGAGATGGTAGACGTTGCCGCGCACATGCACGGCGTTGAGCGGCGGCGCGTCGAGGCATCGGCCCCAACGCCCGCTTAGCAGTCGCACAAAGACGTGCCGCGCAGCGAGCGCGGCAGAGAACTCGCACCGGGTCGCGGTGCGGACAGCGTTCAGGGTTTCCCAGGTCATGGTCGAACATCCTTCCGCCGCACGGCCCGCATGCGCTGGCGCTTGCGCCACGGATCAGGCGGCCGTTCGTCATCGGGACCGGGACCGACGATGGTGAGCACCAGGAGCGGGGGCAGGATGACGCAGCCGATGCACAGCATGCCCGGCAAGCTCAACGGCAAAAGCAGGCCGCGCCTGCCCCTGCCCGTGATCCACTCGTGCATCGTCATCGTCGTTTCTCCTGCGTTGGATCAGTTCCGACCTTGCGCCCGCTTGCGTCATAGATCGTCGTGGTGCCCTGGCTATCGATAGATGCGCGGTTCGTGACGCGCCCGCTCGGATCGTAGAACGTGGTCGCGCCGCCGCTGTCGGTGGCCGAGCGACCCGACACGCGGCCGGACGCGTCGTAGAAAGTGCTGGACTGTGCGAGTGCATCGGCTGGCGCGAACAACGCCAGCACGATGGCGAGACGTGTGAGTGTCATGGTCATGTTTCCTGTTGAGAGTTGAAAAAGAACGTGGCGAACTTGACGATGCGTGGCTTGTGGAGCGCCTGCATCTGGACGCGTGCCCGGCCTGCGGCAACAAGCCGATCAAGCTGGGCGCGGTCGATGCCGTGCAACGCCGCCATCGCTTCGGTGGTGCCGCTCGGCGAACCGCGCAGCATGGCGAGAACTTCACGGTCGGTCATGGCTTTGCCTTTCGCGTGGCCTCGTTGAAAGCCTTGCCAACGATGTTGTGATGCTTCGCTGCCGCGTGGCCTAACGACATGGCGCAGTCGTTGGTGCAGAAGAATTCGAGCACCGCCTGATACGTCTCGCCGTCCCAAACAGCGTAGCTGTGGATGCGCTTCGTGCTCGGGATTTTGTCGCCGTCGTCGTAGTCCCAGCGGTACTGCACGCTGATCACTTTCTGGTTCTCGCGACGCTGACAATCCGCGAGAGTGCGCAGAGTTGAATCGTTAAACCCCAACTGACCCGGCGGGTGGCGTCGCACGGCGTGCTTGCGCAGCGGTTTGCCGCACCAATGACAGAATGGTTGCGTCTTCGCCGTGATCATGACGCACCTCCGTAGACTTCCGCTGTGGCCCAATCGACCTGGGGCCAGTTCGCAGGCTCGCGCGTCTCGCGCCCGCGCTCGAACCGGTAGCGGTTCTCATGCGCCCAGCAAGCGATGCAGAGGATCAAGTTGCCGCCGCCGCCGAGCGGGTAGACGCGAACCTCGCCGGTGGTGGAGCGGCAATGGTTGCCGCTGCAGTTTGGATTCTGTGTCGTGGTGGTCATCGGTGACTCCTGGTTTCGGTTGATTGGCGTGTGTATGACAAATTGTCACCCTCGGGTCAAAAGCGTGCGGCGGGCCGAGAGTGTGCCAAAAGTTGGCTGATCTCTCGCAGCACCCACCTGTGGATAACGCCAATTGACGGTGCAGGACCGTGGCCCTAACCTCCGCACTGTTGGAAGGGTGACTCCACGCAGGTCGCGTTTGCACGCGATCCGCATTCCAACGGGAAAGCCGGGCGGCCTCACGGTCCCCGGCTTTCTCTTTTTCAGTCTTCATCAATCGGTTCGTCCGCCACGTAGTTGGGATCGGACAGCACCTCGGGCCGGTAGTGCGCAAGCTTGCGGCGCTTGCACTTGGCGCAAACGCGGCAAAGCGGAATGCCGCGCGCATCGTGCTCCCACCACGAGCCGTCGTCTTTGGTGTGGGCGTCACAGTCCATTGTCCGACTCCTCTTTCACATCGGCGGCGAGCCACGCGGCCCATGCCTTGTACGTGTTCTTGATACCGAACTCGCGGGCGGTGCGCGTGAACGTGCGCGACTGGATGTTGATGCCGCCAAGCCCGCCCGCACGGTCGATGGCCGCAAGCATGCGGGCCGTGACGTCCGGAAGCTCTTCGGCTTTCCAGGCGTAGTAGCTCGGATCGTCGGCGAGCGTCCGCGCCAGATTGCGCGCGAACGCTTCCTTGAGTTGCTCTAGTCTCGTTGTCATTGGGGCGATTCCTTTTAAGCTGCAACGTGCAACCGGTCGCGACGCGAACGCCACTTCTCATACGGCATGCCTTGCCGATAGGGCGCGGTGTAACCGTTGCACTCGATAGGGTCGAACGTGGCGACGACGTCGCCGTCCCGCTCGGCATGCGCGCTGCGGATCGACGGCACGCCAAGCTTGGCGATGGCCTTCAGATCGCTGATCGGGAAAGCCCGCTTCGTGCGATAGCCCGAGCACACGACGCGCAGGCCCAGCCCCGCGTTGATCGGCTTGCCTTCCTGCGACGAAAACGACATGCGAACCTGCGTGTCATCTTCGAACGTGACGACCATCGACGGGCCGCGTCGGTTCGATTTGCCTTTCGTGACGTAGTCGGCGATTTCGGTGTGGCCATCGGATCGCGGCATCGTTTTGCCGACGCGCGGTTGCGGGAGAACGTCGCGCAAGAGCTTCGCGACGGCGCGCCAATCGGCCTTGTCCGGTCGCTTCAGCGCGGCATCGTAGGCGGCAATGGCTTCAAGCTTCGGTGACATGGGTGACTCCGTTTCATGTGTTCGCCGTTTTGCACCGGCGTGATGCGAGATGCATCAACGACGCCGCCCGCATGGGGCGGCGCTTTGATACGACTCTAACTTTTCTCGTTTTCGTCTTTCGGACACGCGCCGTTGTAGTGGTCTTCGAACGGCATTCGGCAATTTGCACAAACGTCTGGGCGCGATCCGAGTCCGATCTCTTGCTTGAAGTGGCTATGCGTCGAGAACCTCGATGGCTGCGCGGGCTTCGGCTTGTGCGTCCGTTTTGTGGCTTTCCGTCTCCCGGCCTCGTGCGTGGTGTGTAAATTTTTTGTCCAAGGGCAGTAGCTCATTGGTGACTCCGTTTGTGAGAGTGGGCTTGCAAAGGGCCGGGCGGCCACGCGGGCCGCCCGGCAGTTTTCAGTGCGCACCGACGTCGATGCACGGCGCACCCCACGGGGCGTTCGCGATAAGCTCGCGCACCCGCTGCGGATAGCCGGTCACGGCGAACAGCGTCGGGCAATGCGGCTCGACGCCGGGGTCGCCGATCTCAAGGTCGGTGAAGCAGACGATCAGCGATGCGTCGTCGTGCTCTTCCGCGACGTACTCAAACAGCGGCTTCATGTCGGTGCCGCCACCGCCGCGCGGGTCGAACTCGATCTCGTCGCCCGTGCGGTAGGTGTCAACACGCGTGACCGCCGTGTCGCCGTAGATCACGACGGCCTCGTCAACAATACGGTCGTCAAGCGCGGCCTGCGCCTCGTCGCGAACAAGCTGCAACGCCACCGGGTCGCTGTAGATCGATCCGCTGGTATCGATCAGAAAGCACGCCTTGTTCACGCCGTCGCGCTGCGAGCCGGGCAGGACTACGCCCCGGCCGATGTGGCGACGGTTCGGCCTATTCCAGGTCTCGGTGCGAAGCGCACCTTGATCGAAATAGGACCGCAGCACCTCGCGCCAGTCTTGGGTCGGATTATTCGACCGTTCGATCTCGCGCGTGATGTGGCCGGGGCACTGCCCGATAGCCTTCGCCAGCGATGCCGCTTGCCGCGTGATCCGCTCCCACTTGGCATCTTGCTCGGAGAGATCACCCGGCTCGTCGCTCGCGTCGAGCACCTCGCCGCAGCCGCCGACGTCGCCGACGACCGGCTTGCTGCCAGCGCCCTCGCCGTCCGCGTCGCCCGCGCCAGAGCCTTCGCCCTGGTCGTCGCCCTCGGCGTCGCCGCTGCCGTTGCCAGCACCGTTGCCGCCTTCAGCGTCAGAGCCTTCGCCCTCGGCGTCGCCGCCCTGGCCTTCGCCGTCGTCGGCATCGCCGCCAGAACCTGCGTCCTGATCAGCGTCACCATCGTCGGCGTCGCCCGAACCGCCCTCGCCCTGGTCGTCGCCAGCGTCGTCGCTCGCGTCGTCGCCCTGGTTCTTGCCCTGGTCGTCGCCAGCGTCGTTGCTGTCGTCGCCGTTGGACTGCGGCTGCTCGTCTTCGTCGGCATCGCCGTCGCCTTCCTGCGGCTGCGGCTGTTGCTGCTGTTGCTGCGCGGCCTCGTCAAGCTCAAGGCACCGGTAGATTTCCTCGGCGCTCATGCCGCGAAACCTCGCGTCGAGCAAGATGCCCGGCGGCGGCACGAAGCCTTCGTCAACGAGATCGATGTTGATCCCGTAGTCGCAAGCCCTATTCCATCGCTCCGGGTCGCGACCGTTGCGCCGTGTGCTGTGATGTCGGGCATCGTGCTCGCTCTCGTGCGCCTGCACGAACAACACGTTGTCCTGTTTCAGCGTGGCGATGTAGTCGGGATTCCAGAAGTGCTGGCGTCCGTTCGTCGCCGCAGTCTCGTGCTTGCGGGTGATGATCGGCTCGACGTTCGAGACGAGCACACCGTAGAACCGCCGCGACATGATCAGTTCGCTGCGCGCCCGCTGGACGCGCTGCATTGCGGTGGTGGTGAGAAGGTCTGACATGGGTGACTCCGTTTGGTGGAAGCCCCCGCATTCGCGCGGGGGATAGATCAAGCCAGGAATTGCGAAACCGCTTTCACGATCTCGTCGGCCGACTTTTTGACCGACTCGCGAGCGGCGTCATTCTTCCGAAGCTCGGCCGCATCTTCCGCGCACAACTCTTTCAAGATGCGCTTGGTGATCGCGTTGAGCTTCGGGTCGTCGGTGAGGTTGAAGGCGGGCAGCAACTCGGCAAGGTCGCGCACGTTATCGACCAGCGAGTTGAGAAAGAAATTTCGCTTGCCGTCTTTGCCGAGATTGCCCGAATTGTACTCCCGCAACTTCTCGGCCATGTGGCCGACAGCTTCGGTGATCCGCTCCGCAGTGTGGCGCAGCGTATCGTTGCCGACGCGAGCCGTTGTTTGCTCCAACTCGCGCTTGATGTCGGCGACCGTGTCGTCATCCAGGTCGGCGCGGAAGTCAGCCGAGTCGGGAAACGGCAGGATCGTCATGTCGAGCTTGAACTTGCTCCTGATCTGCTCGACCGGCGGATAGTCGGCCTCGCTGAACAGACCGTTGAGCGCAACTTTGCGCTCGGCGATGTACTGCGGATAGTCGCGAGCGAAGTCATCCGCAGCGGTGTCGAACTCGCGCTTGAGCTTGCGGAATTTCTCCGAGAACTTGGCGAACAACGCGTTGGGCAGAACGCGCGGGCCTTCGTCGGCCCACGGGTGCGTCAGTTCGTAGTGCAGCGCCCGCGCCGCCGACACGAGTGCGTTGATCTCCGCAAGCCGCTCTTTCTGGATCAGCAGCTTGTGATAGGTGCCAGCATCGTCGGATGCGTGATGGCGGCGGTTCGTCTCGGCGGTGACGCGCTTGTCTTTTTTGCGCGCCGTCCACTGCGAGATGGTGACAGACACCAGCACGGCCTTGCGGGCGAGCGGCGTGGCGATTTTCTTAGACATGGGTGGGTGACTCCGTTTCAGAAAACAATGGCGGCGCATTCGCGCGCCGCCCCGTGCATTACATCTGCACGATCAGGTCTTGATTCTCGACGGCCCACTTGCCGTAGGTCGTCGTTTCCTTGAGCTTGGGATTGCGCAACGTCGCGTCGTGCATCACCAGAAGCTCGCTCTCGCGATGGTTCAGGCGCTTCACATACGTGACGATGTTCTGCAGGTTCTTGCGGTCGGCCATCCGGCCGAGGCCGGTGCAGACGGCGTAGCGGCTCGACGGCTCAGTCGGCACGGGCGCGCTGTTCGGATCGCGCACGATGTCTTCCAGCGAGCCGAGGCTGCGATAGAGTTCGATGAAGCCATCAAGCTCGGCCGCCGCCGCGTCGCCGATGCAGCCAGCGAAAAGCTGCATCCGCACATCCTTCGGTGCGTCCACGTACTCGGCCGCATCGGTCAGCGACCGGGGCGTCGGGAACGCGTTCTCGTCGCCGCGCGGCATGATGTGCAGCACGTCTTTGCCGCGAAGCCGAATGAGGGCGACAAGCTCGGGCGCGACGTTCGCCGTCGTCGCCCAATCGCACCACGCTTTCACGTCAACCTCGACGTAGATGTGCGCGAAGCGATTGCGCAGAGCGGTCGGCATCCGCTGGGCGGCGGCACGGTCGCTCACGCGATTGCCTGCCGCGACGATCACCCAGCCGTCAGGGAGCTTGTAGTCGCCAACCCGGCGCTCCCAGATCAGTTGGAAGAGCACGGCCATCATCTGCGGGCTGGCCGTGTTGATCTCGTCAAGGAAGAGAATGCCGTGCTCGCCGTCGCGATCAACGCGCGGAAGCTCGTCAGGAACGAGCCAGCGCGTCGTGCCGGTTTTCAGATCGGGCACCGGGATGCCGCGAACGTCAACCGGCTCACGAATGTTGGCGCGAAAGTCGATCACCTTCCAGCCGAGTATCGCTGCGATCTGGTAGACGATGGCCGACTTGCCGATGCCGGGAGGCCCCCAGAGCATCGCGGACTTGCGCTTGCCGATGTAGTGTTGAAGCAGCACCGCCGCGAACGCGATGGTGACCGGCTTGACTTCAGGAAGGATGGCGGTTGCCATTGGGGTGACTCCGTTTTTGGATTGGACGCCGTTTGCAGCGGCGGATGCGAGATGCATCAATGACGCGGCCCGCTCGGGGCCGCGCTTTGATGTGACTCAGATGATGTAGTCGGGTGACGTCGGCTCGCCTGCGAACCATTTCTTTTCGGCCAGCAGATCGGTTGCGATCTCGGCCGCCTCGTCATCGTCAAGCGTGACGTCGAGGTAGGACCACACGGCGACGAACAGCGGTTCGAAGCCGCACTGCCAACCGACAAGCCGCGCATTCGACGGCATGTCGGCGAGCTTGCGTTCCGACAACGCGTCGTCAACGCAGAACGAAACGTAGGGCAGTGCTTGATTGCGTGTCATGGGTGACTCCTGTTGTGAGATGCATCAATAATGCGGCGGCTCGAAAGCCGCCGCAGTGTTTGATGTTACTCATTTCATTTTGGTGGGGCGCTTCGTTCTCTGGCATTGCCAACATGGCCACCGCGCTCTGCAGTTCCCCGTTTTCGGCTCGCATCAATCCTCGCTTCCCCACTTGAACCCCGCCATCGTCCTCATTTGCGAGCGGCACCGGGCACAGGGAGCTACTTTTCCGCAGCAACGTCGGTGGCATTGCCCGTGGGCGTTGCCGGTGTCGCGCGATCAGCGTTCCGTCGGGAGTTCTCTGGTGCGCCCGTATCTGGCGCTTTGCGAGTGGTCGGCCCCGAAGGCCCTAGGTGACGTCTGGCTACTGCACTAGGTCACCGACTGGACTGGCTACTGCCGTCCAACCATCAATAAATATAGTGACACCATGTCACTTTTGCAAGTGCCTTGTTTTGCCCCTATCATGCTGTAATTACTACATTTTTTGTTGCAATCGTCCGGCTGGCGTTTCCAAATGCCGGAAATCGAGCGCGGGCGCACTCTTTGGTGCGCGGCCGGAAACAACAACTGTGAGGAGAGTTGAAATGCGCGGACGTCGGCCGATTCCGACACATCTGAAGCTGTTGCGCGGCAACCCAGGCAAGCGACCCCTGCCCGCGAACGAAGTGCAGCCGACAGTCCCGGAGCACGTCCCTTGCCCGCCGCCGTTTCTCGAAGACCACGCGCGGGAGGAATGGCACCGCATCGCGGCGCAGCTTTGCCGCCTCAACCTCCTCACCATCGTGGATGTGAATCCGCTCGCGGCCTACTGCCAAGCTTACGCGCGCTGGCGCTTAGCCGAGGAAGCTCTCGCCGAAATGAGGAAGCGTGATCCGATGCTCAACGCTCTGATGCTCAGAGCGAAGAACGGCACGCCGATGCAGAACCCGCTCGTGTTGACGTCAGCACGGGCCGCAGCAGACATGGTCAGATATGCCGTCGAATTCGGACTCACCCCATCCGCAAGAGCGCGCATCGCTGCCGGGCCTAATGGCGACGACGGTGGCGGCAAGTTCAGCGGCCTCATCGGCTAAGGGGCGCATAACCCGCGACCGAGATCGCGCTCAAGACGTCATCGACTTCATCGAGAAGCTGACGATCCCGAGCGGCATCGGCCAGGGCAAGCCGTTCAAGCTTGACGAGTGGGAACGCGATTTTATCCGCGACATCTATGAGCCGCACCGGCGCAGAAAGCGCGTGGTGCGGAGGGCGATCCTGTCAGTCGCGAGAAAAAATGGGAAGACCGCTCTAATCGCGTGCATCGCGCTCGCGAACCTCGTCGGTCCCGAGGCGATCCCCAACGGCGAAATCTACTCGGCCGCGAACGACCGCGACCAAGCCAGCATCGTGTTCAAGTTCGCAAAGCAGATTGTCGAATACGAGCCTGAGCTACGCGCCAAGATCGAGATCGTCCCGTCAACAAAGACGATGATCGGGCTTCCCACCGGCTCGATCTATCGCGCGGTGTCGGCCGAGGCCGGGACCAAGCACGGCTACATGCCGAGCGTCGTGATCTACGACGAACTGGCGCAGGCGAAGAACCGCGATCTCTACGACGTACTCGACACATCGTTCGGCGCACGCACCGAGCCGCTGTTCGTCGTCATCTCGACGCAGTCGAACGATCCCGAGCACATCCTGTCGAAGTTGATCGATGACGGCTTGGCGGGCATCGATCCGACCATCGTCTGCCATCTCTACGCGGCCGACGAAGATTGCGAACTGGACGACGAGAAGCAGTGGAAGAAAGCAAACCCTGCCCTCGGAAAATTCCGCGACCGCGAGGATTTGGTCGCGGCCGTCGCCAAGGCGATGCGCATGCCAGCGGAAGAACCAAAGGTGCGCAATCTGTTCTTGAACCAGCGTGTTGCCCCGGTGGCATCGCTGATCTCGCGCGCCGAGTGGATGGCTTGCGCGGGGAAGGCCGAGTTCATCGATGGCGAGGAAGTCTACCTTGCGCTCGATCTTTCCAGCGTTGCCGATCTCACCGCGCTGGTCATGGCGTCGGCGGACGAACCAGCGCGCGTCCGGCCGTTCTTTTGGAAGCCGCTCGATCTCCTGATCGAGCATTCAGGCCGCGACTTCGGCACCGGCACGCATCGCTATCGTGAGTGGGTCGCGGCCGGGCATCTTCTCACAAGCCCAGGCAAGAGCATCGACCCGGAAACCATCGCGATGTTCGTCGGCGATCTCACAAAGACCTACAAGGTGCGCGGGCTGGCCTACGACCGATGGCGCATCAACGATCTCCTGCGTGAGTTCGACCGGATTGGGCTGCAAGCCTATGAAGATGGGGAGAAGGGCGGCGATGGATTGCGTCTTGTGCCGTGGGGCCAGGGCTTCAAGGACATGGCTCCGGCAATTGATGCGCTCGAACTCGGCATCCTTGAGCGGTCGCTCATCCATCCGAACAATCCAGTCCTCAATTGGAATATGGCGAACGCCGTCGCCGTCCTCGACCCGGCGGGCAACCGCAAGCTCGACAAAGAAAAAGCCCGCTTCCGCATCGACGGCGCGGTGGCCCTCTCGATGGTGATGGGTCTGCGTTCGCGGGATCGCAAGACGAAGCAGATCGACATCGACACGCTGATCGCATGACGTCGCACACCATCAAGGGCGTGATCGCGTTCTCGTGCGATGAGTGTCCCGAGACATACGAGCCGCACGATCAGCGGGAGTTCGCCGCCGCATGGGCGGAAGCGCGTGCCCTCGGCTGGCGTGCCTACAAGCACGGCTGGAGCGATTACGAGCACGCGTGCCCAGCGTGTGCGCGTAAGGGCGAAAGCTGATCCAACATTGGAGCGAGGTTCATGACCTACAATCGAATCTGCATTTCGTCGGGCCATGGCAAATATATTCGCGGCGCCAGCGGCGTGCTGGACGAGGTGGACGAGGCGCGCAAGGTGGTCGAGCGCGTCGCCGACAAGCTGCGCGACCGAGGCATCTGGGTGGACGTCTTCCACGACAACACGAGCCACGACCAGAACACGAACCTGCACACCATCGTGGATCACCACAACGCGGAGATGCGCGACCTCGACGTGTCGGTGCATTTCAACGCCTACGTCGAGACGACGAATCCGATGGGCGTCGAATGCCTCTATGTCACGCAGGGCGCGCTCTCCGGTGAAATCTCCAGCGCCATCGCCGACTGCGGGTTCATCGACCGTGGTGCAAAAAAAAGAACCGACCTCTATTTTTTGAACTCGACGGAGATGCCCAGCATCTTGATCGAGACATGCTTCGTGGACTCGACCGCCGATGCCGAGGTCTATCGCGAAAACTTCGATGCGATCTGCGAAGCCATCGCGGGCGTGCTGGGCGGCGCGGAGGAAGTCGAACAGCCGCCGCCGGGCGAGGAACGGCCGCCGCGACCGGAACGGCCGCCGCCGGTGCAGCCACCCGGTCGCGTTGACATTCAGGTCAGCGGCAACGTGGTCGTGACCATCAACAACGTGACGGTGCCATTGCCCGAGTGAGTCGTGCTCTGGCCTGATCTCGGCGACATCGCGCGGCCCGATCTGCCGAAACCGAACTGCCGCGTGATCTTGGTTTGCGGGCCGCCAGCGGCAGGCAAGTCCACATACGTCAAGAAGCGCGCGGCAAGCACCGACATCGTCATCGATCTCGACCTGATCGCGCGCGAGCGCGGGTACGGGCGCGACCGGCCACCAACTGCTGTGAGACCACTTCTGTTAGAGCGCAACAGACGTCTCGCCGCTTTGGCTGACGAACCGCCCGAGCGCATCGCGTGGGTGGTCATCAACGCACCATCGGCTCGCTTACGCGCGTGGTGGCGTCAAGCTCTCAACGTTGCGACCGGCGATCTGATCCTGCTCGTGCCGCCGCGCGACAAGCTGCGCCACCGGATCATGCGCGATCCAGACCGCGTGTCGGTTCGCGTAGAGCACATGACACTTGTCGATCAGTGGCTAAAGCGGGAGCGGGACAATGATCCTGGCATCGCCAAGCGTGGCGTCGATAAGAATGGATTTCCGACCGATCCGCTGCATCAAATCAATCGGCGGCGTCACGGCTGATAAATCTCCACGTCCTCGCGCTTGGTGAACTTGGCGAGCCGCACCGGCTTGCCGAACATGGTCGCGATGCGCTTCGCAATCGGGATGATGTTCTTGAGCCGGGCGGCATCGGCGGCGATCAACGGCAGCGTCATGTTCTGGCCGAACGGTGCAGCACAGAGGCCCTCGCCGCCTTCATCGAGCGAGAACGCAGCCCATAGCGTCTCAATCCGGCCGAGGTAGTTCGGCGGCGCATGCATCTCGACCACGCCCAGGCGCGACTCGGCGTTCACCGTTGCGTTGATGCAGTCGAGCACGAAGCGGCGCTCTTCGGGCGTGAACACGACTGACAGCATCGCGATCCGCTCCTTCAGGTCGGTCAACTTCGCGCGGTCCATCGGCTGATCCCTCCAACGTGGTTTTAGCCATCATAGCACGGAGTCCTACCGGTCATGGAAGCACTGGCGCGCGATTCTGATCAGTCACTGCGGCGCGCCCGCTTCCTGGCGCTCAAGGCGCAGTCGCTCGCGCGGCTGCGCGAGTACGACGAGTCGAAGCATCCGCGCGACGAAAGCGGCAAGTGGACCGATGGCGGTGGGGGCGGCGGTGGCGGCAGCAGCAGCACTGGCACCGACAAGCCCGCAGCCGAAGCAAAGCCTGCTGCGCCGGGTGGAAGCGAGGCTGGCGGCGAGAAGAAGAAAATCGAGATTGCCGACTTTGCGAAAGACGAAATCAGGCTCGATCCGGGGACGCAGTCAAATCCCGACAAGCAGAAGAAATTTGTCGATGTGTGGAATTCGCGTATCGCGGAAGCGCCTGCCGAGTTTCGCAAGGAATTCCTTGGCGGCATCAATGCCTCGATGGGAATCCGCTACGAAGAGGGCGACGACAAATTCGTTGTTGCCGGGACTCTCAAGGATGCCAATGGCGACGGGATTGGCGAGTACACCCGCACGATTGATTTCGCCCAAAAGAAAGCGATCAGCGAATATTTCAAGTTGGACGACAGTTCGCAGAGCGCGGGCATTGGCAAGACAGTGCTCGCAGCGAACATTGCGATGTACCAGAAGCTTGGCCTCGACAAGGTGCAGGTCCACGCCGACATCGACGTCGGCGGCTACGCGTGGGCAAAATACGGCTACGTACCCGAGCGCGGTTCTTGGCCTAACCTGCGCGGTGACCTGGATTACGAGATCGACAAGCTTAGCAGTGGCGGCGGAAGCGGCGATGCTGCAGGTAGCTGGGACGATCTGCCGAGCAGCAACCAGTCGAAAATTGAAGGCGCCTGGATGCGCAGCACGCGCAGCGAATTTTTGGATAGCGAGATCAATAATTGGCGCGATGGCGGCCAGCCCCTCGATGACGCCAAGGCGGCCGTCGCGGAAGACTTCAACAAGGGCGGCACCATGGATTGGGCCGAGCACGCCATCGCGGGTTATCGCAAGAGCCGCGAGGAGCAGGGCCAATCTGAAATTCCATTTACCGATGAGCAGATTCTGAATGCGGTTTCGCTCAACTACGACACCGGTGGCGGCGATGGCAGGGGCGACCTTGAAGTTCAGTTTGTCGATCACAAGCTGACGAACCCGACAGGTCACGATCCAGCGCAGGAAACATTGCCGGGCATTCCACCGGTCGCGCCGCACGAGCGGTTGACCCCTGAGATGCGCGACGGGCTGACGAGTGTGATCGACAAGGCGTTCGACCGTGAAGCGGAGCACAAGGCCGACGACATCGAACCGCCGGATTATCTGAGTGACAGCGTCGAGGAATACCAGGGCGAATACTGGGACCAGATGGACGACCGCGAAAAATACCGATGGGCTGAGGACAACGCGTCGGATTTCCTCACGGTAAGCGGCGGCGTTGAAGGCACCGGGGAGATGAGCGCGGACGACGCTGAACGGCTGCGCAAGCTGACACAAAGCAACGACCCAAAAGCTCTTTGGGCCATTGCGGATTCGAAGTACGGCAAAAAACTCCTGCTCGGCACCGATTGGTATGGCGCGCTCAACCTGAAGGACAAGGAAACGATGGATCGGTTTAATGCCTACGTCGGGAAAGCAAAAGCAAAGCCCGCGTGAGCTTTTCTTCTGGCGCAACCATCGCGCCGAAGATGCCGAATTACATCAGTCGATCCTCGATCAGGGCGATCACCAAGCAGCCGAAGGCGTGGGCCGCAGCGTCGGCAAGCGGCTCGGCTTGTCCGATGCCGATCTCGACGCGTTGCTGCTCGGCGGCGGCACCTCAAAAAAGAGTGCGGCAGACTCTCGCGCCGCTCGTGAGTACGAAGAGGACAAGCACCCGCGCGACGAAAGCGGCAAGTGGACCGATGGCGGTGGGGGCGGCGGCGGTGGCGGCAGCACCGGCGGCGACAAGCCGAGCGATGGCGGCAAGCGCGAGCATCCGGGGCCTGGATATTCCGCCTCGGCCTACGTCAAGGACGGCGTAATCCACACGTCCAACGTCTACGACGCGCAGCGCGCCCTGTTCGAGGACCGCAAGGTCGAACTCGCCCAGGTCAAGCAAGTCTCGACGCTGATCAAGCGCCTCGGTGAAACCGCCGCCGAGATGGCGGCGCAAGGCGAGACTGCGCCGGTGTTCAACCTGTGCAACGTGAGTGTGCCAGGGACAAATCTGTTCTGCGCCGACACCAAGGGCATTCCGCGTGTCGAGATGCCGGTTATCCCGGCGAAGCAAACCAAGGAATTCATCAAGTACCTTAAAGGCCAGGGGTACGAGGTCGAGAAGGGGCACGAGCGCGCTGCCAATCTGCGCGCGACCCAGTCCGAGATCAGCGGCGCAAAAGTTGCGACGCAGATGGCGCGCATCAAGAAAGACGGTTTCTACAAGCGCCTCGTCATTTCGAAAGACGACTACATCCTTGATGGCCATCACACCTGGGCTGGCCAGCTAGGCATCGACGCCCAGGACAACAATTTGCACGACGACAAAAACGTCAAGATCGCTCGCGTCAACATTTCAATCACCAAGCTGATCGCAGCCGCCGAAAAGTTCACCGGCGGCAAAGGCAAAAAGCCAGCAAGCGAGTCCAAAAGCGCCGCGCAAGTGCTCGGCGAGTTTATCCGCGCAATGGAGCTAGCCATGCCGATCTCTCCGCACAAGGACGAAACCCAACAGGCGTTCATGGGCCGCTGCGTGCCGGAAATGGTCGGCACCGGTGCGGATAAGCGCCCGCAGGATCAGGCGGTCGCCGCCTGTCTCACGATCTGGCGCGACAAGGACAAGGCAAAGACCGTCAAGCAGGCCGAGGACGTCGATCCGCCTGACGACGACGAAACCTACGACGACTTCATGGATCGCTGCACCGACGAACTGACCGATGACGGCGACATGGACCCGGATGCGGCGGCCGAGCAGTGCCAGATGGTGTGGGACGAGCGGCACGCCGAGCCAGCGACCCGCAAGAGTGCGCCGCCATCTGGTCGCGTGTTCAAGACGCACGTCGAGCCGGTCAATGGCATGGAGTTTATCCTCTCCGATGAATCGGTTGACAGGATGGGCGATGTTATCTCGGCGACGGGGTGGGATATCGCGAACTTCACGAAAAACCCCATCGCGCTCTTCAACCATCGCACCGATTTTCCCATAGGCAAGTGGCGCAATCTGCGCGTCGAGAAAAACACGTTGCGCGGCCACCTCGTGCTCGCGCCCGAAGGCACCTCGCCTCGGATCGATGAAATTCGTCGGCTGATCGAGGCAGGCATTCTGCGTGCCGTGTCGGTCGGCTTCCGGCCAAGCGATTACGAACCGCTCAACGACAGCGAAGGGAAAGCCGTTGGCTTCCGCTTCACGAAGCAGGAGTTGCTCGAAACTTCGCTCGTGGCGGTCCCGGCGAATCCCAACGCGCTGCAAGTCGCCAAGTCTCTGAAGATTTCTCCCGCGACGCTCGATCTCGTCTTTGCCGGGCAAGGCAGAAAAGACGCGATGACACGACGTCGTGGATCAACCGGCGGGCAAGCCAGAAGGATATCGATCAATGGAAAGGGCACGACGATGTCGCTTGCTCAGCGAGTCAAGGACTCTGAAACGCGGCTGCTTGCACTCAAGGATGAGTTGCGACAGCACTTCGACAAGGTCGATGACACGAATGTCACTGACGACGATCTCAAGCGCAGCGACGAACTGAACGAGAAGATCGACGCGGAGGCCCGCACGTACACCGTGCTGGTCGAATCGGAGCGTCACCTCGGTGCAACCTCGGACGACTCCCGTGGCGGCCGCACCACTGCGCTCGCGGTTACCAATGGCCGTGGCTCCGGGCACGGGACCGATACTGGCATCGGCAACGGTGTGCGGCCGTTCAGCATCGCGGCAAAGAAGATCGATCCAATCGAATATCTCGTGCGTGCTGGCACCGTGCAGTTGTTCGCGCATCTGCAACGCAAGCCGCTCGATGAGATTCGGCAGGCCATCTACGGCGAGGACGAGCCGACCCGCGCCGTTCTCGACTGGGCGACGCGCGCCGCGACTGCGCCCGCCATGACGACCGTGACCGGCTGGGCGGCCGAACTCGTCCAGCAGATCGTGGTCGATTTCATGGCTCTCTTGCTGCCGAAATCGATCTTCCCACGGCTCTCGGCCATGGGTCTGTCGCTCACGTTCGGGCGCAACGGGAAGATCATCATCCCAACGCGTTCGATAACTCCGACCATCGCTGGTTCGTTCGTCGGCGAAGGCGCGCCCATCCCGGTGCGGCAGGGTGCGTTCACGTCGCAGACGCTCACGCCGAAGAAGATGGCGGTCATCACCACTTGGACGCGTGAAATCTCGGAGCACTCGATTCCTGCAATCGAAGGCTTGCTGCGCAACGCGATTCAGGAGGACACCGCCGTCTCACTCGACGCGGTGCTGCTCGACGCGAACGCAGCGACTGTGATCCGGCCCGCCGGTATCTTGAACGGCGTCACTGCGCTCACCGCCACAACGGGCGGCGGCTTCGCCGCGCTGGTCGGCGACATCAAGCAACTGAGCGGCGCGTTGCTCACCGGCACGCGCGGCAACGTGCGCAATCCGGCATGGCTGATGAACCCGCAACAGGTCAACAGTGCGGGCCTCGTGGCCGCGCCGGGCGTCGGTGCTTTCCCGTTCCGCGATGAAATCAGCCGAGGCCAACTTGGCGGCTGGCCGATCATCGACTCGGGCACGGTGCCGCTCGGCACGGTGGTCGCAATCGACGCGGCGGATTTCGTTGCAGTCGGCGGCGAAGCACCGCGCTTCGAGATCAGCGACCAAGCTACCCTACATCTCGAAGATACCTCGCCTGCCGATATCGTCGGCGGCGTTTCGCCGGGCACGCCTGCGTTCCCGACCAAGTCGATGTGGCAGACCGATAGCCTCGCACTGCGACTCATCATGCCGATCAATTGGGTCATCAGGCGGCCGGGTACGGTGGCTTGGACGCAAAGCGTTACTTGGTGATCGGCAATGGCCGTCAAGCCAACGCCGACGCAAGCGGAAAACGACCGCACGGTCGGGGGCGAGCATGTCATCGATCACGAGCCTGATGGCAGTTCGTTCCAACCGGGTGATAGCGGTCCTCATCCGGCGGTGCCGGTGATTGGGTCCATCTCGCCAACCACCGGCCCGCTGCCTGCGGTCAATCTCCGCGTCACGGGTCAGAACTTCACACTTGATTCGGTTGTCGTGTTCGACGGGGTAGCGCGGCCCACGACGTTCACGTCGCCGACCGATGTGCAGTCAATGTTCAACTACACCGGGGTGGCGGGCACCTACCAAGTGCTCGTGCGCGATGTTGCTGGCAGCAGCAACACGCAATCCTTCACGTTCACCGGAAGCCGCGCTGCCGACGAGCAATCGCCGACAGAGCAATCGCCGACAGACGAACAGGCACGAGCGCGGCGGCGGCGATAAGCCGCCGCCGTTTTCCCCAACTCAGGAGTCGGACCAATGACCGAGACGACGACGAACGAAGCTGCCAAGAAGCAGCAGGCCGAAGAGAAAGCGAAGCGCGACAAGGCGAACAAGGAAGCTGCGGAGAACCTTGCGAAGCAGACACCAACCCCGACGCAGGAAGAGAACGACCGCGCCGCGACGGGCGAGCACATCACCGAACACGCCGACGACGGCAGCGGCCCCGATCCCAACGCGACCACAAAACAAAGCGAGCCGAAACGAGCGCAAGGCGGCGGCTACGCGACGCGGGACGCTCGCCCGCGAGAATGAAGCCGCTTCAACTGCTGTCACGGATCGTTGCCCCCTTCGTCCGCAAGGGCGAAGGGGATGTTCGCCAAGGCCCCTGGTATCTGCCGATCACCGGCGGATGGTTGCCAGCGGGCGTCGGCGACAGCGCGAACTGGTGGCAGCAAGGTTACAATCCGATCTTCTCCGAACGCTCGGCGATGGTCGAAGCGTGCGTGTCGGCCTATGCGCAGACCATCGCCATGCTGCCCGGCGATCACTGGCGGCTCAACAGCAAGGGCGGCCGTGATCGCGTGAAGACATCGGCGCTCGCGCGGTTGCTGCGTTACCCGAACGATTACCAGACAATCTCGGATTTTCTGCTCAACCTCGTGCGCTCGCTCTACGTCGATGGCAACGCCTACGCGCTCGGGCTGCGCAACGACCGCTACGAGATCAGCGAACTGCACCTCATGCACCCGAACATGTCCTATCCTCGGGTGGCAACCAACGGCGAAATCTTTTATCAGCTTTATGGCAACGACATCATCGAGCGGCGTGTCGGCCCGGAGCCGTTGATCGTTCCGGCGCGCGATTGCCTGCACGTTCGTCTCAACGTGAATCGCCGCTATCCGACGCCGCTGATCGGCGAGTCGCCGCTCGTTGCCGCCAACGGCGATGTGAACGTCAGCAACGCCATAGCGATGCAGCAGGCAAACTTTTACATGAACGAAGCGCGGCCCTCGGCCGTGCTCTCGACCGATCTCACGCTCGACAAGGATCAGGCCCAGCATCTGCGCGACCGCTGGAATGAACAAGCCAAGGGTATGGCGCAGGGCAACACGCCGATCCTGACCGCTGGCCTCAAGGTGCAGCCGTGGGCGGTTGCCGGGCGCGATGCCGCGACCGCCGACATGCTCAAGCTCAGCAACGAGCACATCGCCCTCGCCTACCGGATTCCGCTTCAGGTGCTCGGCATCGGCAACAGTTCGATGGGTTCGACCGAACAACTGATGCAAAGCTGGATCGCCTCTGGCCTCGGCTTTGCACTCAACCACATCGAGGAAGCAATCGGTGTTTTGTTCGACCTCAAGGGACAACCGGACGAATACGTCGAGTTCGACACGGCGGCGCTGCTGCGCTCGGCGTTGAAGGATCGGATCGACGCGCTGGCGCGTGGCGTGCAGGGCGGCATCTACTCGCCCAACGAAGCGCGCAATGCCGAAGGACTCGACAAGGTCAAATTCGGCGAGGAGCCGCGCGTGCAGCAGCAGGTTGTGCCGCTTAGCCAGATTGGACAGATGCCGCCGCCAGCCGCCGCACCGTTTGCGCCACACGCACCGCCACCGGCGGCCCCGGCCGCCTCGGCGGCAGAAGATCAGCAGAAGCCGCCGCCGCAGAAGGTCAACCCCGATGACGTCAAACGGGAAGTCCACAACGTCTTTGCAAGCGCCGCCCGATTCGGCCGCCGAATGTCTCCTTGAGGCGTGGCGCGATGCGCTAGGCGAAGTTCTCGCCACCCAGCGAACGGCGTGGGAGCGCGAGCATGCGCTATTCATGGCGCAAACCGCAGCGACCATTGCCCAACTACGCGCCGAGGTCGCCACGCTGCGCGGCGACTCGCGCGAGATGATCGCGACGCATCTGGCCCAGGTGAAACCGGCCGAGCCGGGTCTGCCCGGCGAGCGTGGGCTACCAGGGCCGATGGGCGAGCGTGGCGAACCGGGCGAGCGCGGCCTCGATGGTCTGCCCGGTCTGCCCGGCGAGCGCGGCGAGCGCGGCCTGCAGGGCCTGCGGGGTGAACGCGGGTTGCCGGGTGCGGATGGCGCACCGGGCAAGGATGGCGAGCGCGGTTTGTCCGGCGAGCGCGGCTTGCCCGGCCCCATGGGCGAGCGCGGCGAGCGCGGCGAACAAGGTCCACAAGGCGAGCGCGGGCTTTCGGGTGAGCCGGGCACGGTCGGCGCAGCGGGTGAACGCGGCCTGCCAGGGCCGATGGGTGAGCGCGGCGAGCCGGGCACCCAGGGTGAGCGCGGCTTGCCCGGCGATCCGGGTGCGACTGGCAAGGACGGCGAGCGTGGCGAACCGGGCGAGCGTGGCCTCGACGGCCTGCCCGGCGAACGCGGCGAAGCTGGGCCGGTCGGTCCCCAAGGTCTGCAGGGCGAGCGCGGCGAACACGGTGCAGATGGTGCGGCCGGGCCAGCGGGCGAGCGCGGGCTGCAGGGCGAACCCGGTGCGGCTGGCGCGGCTGGCGCACGCGGCGAGCCTGGGCCAGTCGGTGCAGTCGGCGCGAAGGGTGAGCGCGGCGATCCTGGGCCGCGTGGCGAGCGCGGCATGGACGGTGCGCTAGGACCGAAGGGCGAGCGCGGCATGAATGGCGTTGTCGGCCCCAAGGGTGAGCCGGGCGAGCGCGGCGATCTGGGGCTGCGCGGCGAACGTGGACTGCCCGGCCCGGCAGGCGAGCGCGGTTTGCCGGGTGAGCCGGGCAAGCCGGGCGTGCCGGGATCACGCGGCGAGAAAGGCGAGCGTGGCGAGCAAGGTCCGGTCGGCGAACTGACGGTCGCGATCCCTTACGAACCAGACAAGGTGTACTACCGCAGCCAGATCGTTGCGCACGACGGCGCAACATTTCAGGCGCGATGCGACACCGGGCGTGCGCCACCGCACCTCGATTGGATTTGTCTCGCGGCGGCTGGGCGCGATGCGCCGATGCCGAGAGTGCGCGGCACGTTCAACGAAACTGAGCACTACCTTCGCCACGACATTGTTGCCCTTGGCGGGTCGAGCTTCATCGCACGCAAGAACAGCCCAGGTGCGTGCCCAGGCGCGGATTGGCAGTTGATCGCGTCGGCCGGGAAGCCGGGCCGCCAGGGACTCAAGGGCGAGCGCGGCGAATCCGGTGCGGCTGGCGCGCGTGGTGCGGATGGTGCCGCTGCGCCGGTGATCGTCGGCTGGGAGATCAATCGCGCGGCCTATCTCGCGACGCCGCTCTTGTCCGATTCGAGCGCAGCACCGCCGCTCGATCTGCGCGCGATGTTCGAGCAATTCCACGACGAGGCTAAGTGATGGCTGACATCATCATCAAGATCATCACGCCCGCTGACAACTTCGATCTAATCTCGTTGGAAGAACTCAAGGGGGCGATGGGCATCCCCGACAGCGACACAACGCACGACGAGCAATATGCGGCGCTGATCACCCGCTTTTCCGATCTCGTGGCGACGCTGTGCAATCGCTGCTTCGCCAAGGAAGAGGTGCGTGAGACGTGGCGCTGTATGGGATCGCGCCGGGTGTTTCTCAGCCACTATCCCGCGCTTGAAGCGGACATCGCAACGGTCGAGTCGCCGCGCGGCTCGATCCTTGATCCGGGCGCCTACGAGTTCGAGGAAAAATCCGGCAAGCTCGAACTGTTCGAGACGCGCAGCGAACCGGTCGTCGTCACATACACCGGCGGTTACGACTTGCCCGAGGACGCGCCGCCTGCGTTGAAGCAAGTCATCGAGCTTCTGATCCGCGAAGAACTCGCCTACGTCAGCCGTCTCGGCATCAGCGGTGTCCGCTCAATCTCGCACAAGGATGCGCGTGTCATGTTCTACGATCCGTTCAGCGGAGCGCACGGGCAGAAAGGCGGCATGGCGCTCGCCGTGTCGGGCGGTATGACCGATCTGTTGTCGGCTTACATGCGCTACGAGGTTTGAGATGCCATTGACCCCAGGCGGCAGCGGCGGCAGCGGCGTCAACTTCTCGACGCTGGTCTACCTGCCTGCCTTCGACATGTTCGCGCGGCCGGTGACGTTCTATCCATACGAGTCGCAACCGAACGGCCCGTCATACGTGGCACGCGGAATCTTTGGCACGCGTTCGCTCGACGTCGTCGGCCTCGACGGCGCGATTTTCGCCGATCAGCAGACGATCCTCGATATCCGCGAGGTCGAGTTCGCCGTGCTGCCGCTGCAACTCGACCGGTGCTACATCGGCCCGGCAGACGCTGGCCCGGCCGAAGGCGAATTCGAGATCACCAACGCGAGCACGAACGGCGGCGGCGAGACGACACTGGTTTTGCGCAAATGGTTGCCGCCAGCACCGTAAGCGCGCGCGGGGTCACCGACACGCAAAGCTATTCTTCGGTTATTCGTGACGCATTTTTTGCAAAGACCGTTCTGCTGCCGTTTTTTCAAGGCTTCACGGCGCGCCGAAGCAAGCAACTGCCAATCTGGCAAATTCATATTCCATACCTCGGCGTCTACATCGTCAGCGAGGACATGGGTCCGGATGGCGATCCAAATGCCGGTGAAATCCGTTTCATCCATCGGCTTCAAATCGGCTGGCAGGTTCTGATCGAACATAACGATCCAGTCCTCGCCGAACTCAAGCTCGATCAGGCGTTCTGGTCGATCATGAACGGGCTGTGGCGTGATCCAAATTTGATGAACGTGATCAACTCAGACATGCCCGACAACGTGCGCGTCGAAGCAATCGAGAAGGGCCGACGCACGCACGATTGGGGCGCTGGCGGCCTCAACGGCGAGAAGCCCTATGCCGAACTGCAATACACCGCGACCGCGATGTATCGCGCCGAGTACGGCGCGATAGTGACCGACGACTTTCTCCATCTCCATCAGGAAAGCGTGTGGCTCAAAAAGGACGGCACGGTTCCTGATGCGAGTGAGGTGCAACGCATCATCACTGAATACGAGTTCAACCCTGCAAAGGAGACGGCAAATGACGGAGAACGCTAAGAACAACGGCATGAGCGAGCGCGCGAAATTTCTCAAGGCCAGGAATGATCGGGTCAGGGAGCTAACGCCGAAGCGGCCGATGCTCCAGGTCGAGCCGACGAAGGACGACTATCGCAAGTATCTCAAGCATCCAAACGGGACAAAGTTTCCGCAAAACAGCGGATCGGCCCTTTGGCCCCAGGACCGCTTCACCCGACGTCGTATCGCGGACGGGTCGGTCAAAGTGATCGAGCAATCCGCGCAGTCGTCGTCTCGTTCGCCGCCGCAGCCACGTCAGCATCGCGGCGGCGCCGCAACGGAAACGCCGACCGGCTGATCTTCTCAAACCAAACCCTGCCGACCGAGGGGCTGCATCGCGCGGCCCATTTTTCGTTTCGTCAACCTGAAAGGACAAAGCAATGCCCATTAGCTTTTCCCAAATTCCATCGAACATAAAAGTCCCGCTCTACTGGGTTGAAGTTGACCCATCGAAGGCGGGTCTCCCGCAACTTGGCCTGCGGGCGCTGATTGTCGGCACGATGCTCGACGCCATGAATGGCGGCCACGCACCGCCAGACGTGCCGCTTGCCATCGGCTCACAGGCGCAGGCCGACGCAGCCTTCGGACAAGGGTCGGAGATCGCCCGTATGTTCAAGGCTTATTTCGCCAATAACTTCGCAAACGAAGTGTGGGGATTGGGCGTGTCGGAAACTGTTGCTGCAACCGCAGCGACCGGCACGATCAAGATCACCGATGTGGCAAGCGAAGCCGGAACAATCCATCTCTATATCTGCGGCGAACACATCCCGGTGAATATCCACTCGACTGACACCATGGATAGCATCGGAACGTCCATTGCCGATGCAATCAACGAAAATCTCGATCTGCCCGTGACGGCGGTGGCAACGGCTGGCGACGTTGTATTGACTTGCATCTGGAAGGGCGTTGGCGGCAACGAGATCAATGTGAGCCTGAACTACTACGGCCCGATTGGCGGCGAGATTTTGCCGCACGATCTCGGGATCGAAGTGCCAACGACAGGCTTTCTCACCGGTGGGGTAGGCACGCCAGACTTCGCTACTGCAATCTCGAACCTCGGCGAGATGCCGTTCGAGTATGTCGCGATGCCGTATACCGACTCCAACAGCTTATTCGACTGGAATGAGGAGTACGGTTTTACGGACCTTGGGCGCTGGGGCTGGGAGCGGCAACTCTTCGGGTCGATCTTCTCGGCAAAGCGCGGCATCTATCCGGACCTTGTAACGTTCGGTGCGACGCAGAACTCGGGCGTTACCTCGATCATGGCGGTCGAGGTGGGCAGTCCATCGCCGTCGTTCGAGTGGACCGCCGCATATACGGCCAAAGCACAGCGCGCGCTCTCGAATGACCCGGCCCGCCCGCTGCAGACACTCACGCTCAACAAGATCAAGCTCGCCCCTTTGCACCAGCGGTTCGACTTCGTGGAGATGAACAGCATCGCATCGAACGGCCTCGCGATCCAGAAGGCTGGCAGCGACAATCAGCCAATGATCGCGCGTGAGCAGACGACCTACCAACTCAATCTGTACGGTCAGAGCGACGACGCCTACGAATTGGTGACGACGCTCGCCACGCTCGCGAAGCTGCTGCGCAATCAGCGGCAACTGATCACGTCGAAGTATCCGCGCTGCAAGCTGGCCGACGACGGCACGCGGTTTGGTCAGGGACAGGCAATCGTCACGCCTGGAATTATCAAAGCCGAACTCGTCTCGCAGTACAGCCTCGATGAGTTCAACGGGCTTTGCGAAAACCTCGCGGCATTCAAAGCCAACCTCCTAGTCGAGCGTGATTCGAATGATCCGAACCGCCTGAACGTGCTCTATCCGCCGGACCTCATCAACCAATTGCGGATTTTCGCCGTGTTGGCGCAATTCCGCCTGCAATACGACCGGGGCATCGATACCGCGATCATTGGTCCGCAGATCGGCGTGACCGGTATCGCGCCCGCCGCCTGATCCAAACCAAACCTCAACAACTCAACCCTAACCAGGAGCCACGACGATGGCACAAAGATTCGCGGGCGTTGCTCATCTCAAGATCGATGGAAATGAATACGCCTTGCGCGGCAACTTCACCGTGTCGCCGACCGGGTTCGAGCGCACGATGATCGCAGGCCAAGATCGGATTCACGGGTACCAAGAATTGCCCCGTGTCCCGTACATCGAAGGCGACATCTCGACGTTGCCGGATTTGAGTCTGGAAGCCCTTGCGGCCCAGACCAACGTCAACGTCGTCGCCCAACTCGCCAACGGGCTGCAGTACAGCCTTGAGGGAGCAACCTGCAAAGGCGGCTTCGACAACAACACGCGCGACGGTCAGGTGCGCGTGCGATGGGAAGGGCTGGTCTGCCATGAGATGCCCATCGGTGCGCCCAGCACACCGCCGCCAGTCGGGCCTGGGCCAGGGTGATCGTCATGAATGTGCCTGTTCGTCCTATCCGCGAGGGGTTTCAGGCCGACGACCCGAAGCCCGTCGCACCACCCGCACCGGCACCCGCTGCACCAGCGGCTGCACCGGTCGCTGCCGCACCAGCGCCAGCAGCAGCCGCACCGCCTGCGGAGCCAGATACGCCCGCAATTGTCGAGACGTGGCCAATCAAAGTCCCGTTGCGACACAAGGCGCTCCGCACCGACAGGCCAGAGGAGGTTCGAGAGCTTTTGTTTCGCGAACCGACTGGCGGCGACATCAACCGATACGGCAACCCGTGCCGCATCGATACGACGGGCGAGGTCATCATCGATGAACGCAAGATGACGATGATGATGGCCGCGCTCTCGGGCGTGCTCAGTCCGCATCTCGAACGCATGGACCCGCGCGACTGGAATACGTGTGCGTACAGATTGCGCGGTTTTTTTATTCCGGAGCCGTGGTGGTAGGTGAGGACGAAAACATCGTCCTCGACTGCTACTGGCTCGCCCAATGGTACCACCAGAACCCGGAGGTGTTTCTCGCCATGCCGTTGTCTGAAGTCAGAATTCATTTGATGCGCACCGCAAAGATCGCCGAGCTTCGGCGAAGTGCGCGTGCGTCGGAAGACGACAATGGCAACTGAATACGAAGAACTACAGCTAACCGTCAATCTGCAGGACAATGCTTCGCCCGGCCTGCGGAAGATCAATGACGAGATTGACAGGATGGGTGGTGGCGAGGCCCTGAAACAATTTCATGGCCACGTTACCAAAGTTGGCGACCTGACGAAGGTACTCGAAGAGCAGATAAAGAAATTCGCCGGGCACGACTGGGGCCGCATCTTCGGCGTAATGTCGAAGGGCGCGGGCGAACTAACAGGAGCATTAAAGCCACTAACCGAAGGCTTTGGGGCGGTCGGCGAAAAGGTTTTGCCGCTTGCCGGTCGCATCGGCGCCATTGCTGGGCCTATGCTCGTCGTCGCAGGCGCCGCAGCGGAAGCATATAAATCACTCGACCGCTTTTCGAGAAGTACGGACGCCATCACCGTTGCCTCGCAGAGGCTCGGCTTGCTCGGCGGTCAGTATGAAAAATTAAGCCAACAGATGCGCGATGCCGGTTTGACCGAGTCGCAAATTACCGAAAACTTGAAGGGGCTGTCCGATACATTGGCCGACAAGACGAAGGGGAACAGTCAGGTTATTCAGCAATACCTGCAAGGAGCGGGCCTCGCCGTCGCACAACGCGAAGCCATGATGCAGAGATTACAGGAACTAGAAAAATCAGATGTCGTCGGCTTAGCCAATTGGGTGAGAAACGTCCAGAATTTAACTTACGAGAACACATTCAAGGCAATGCAGGCTGTCCGCGATGCGCAGGGCAACCGCATGTATTCCGACGACGAGGCTCGGAGCAGGGCGGCCCACGCACGAGAAATGGCCGGGGAGATTGCTCATACGCATGACCTTTGGCGGGTAAAATCTGCGTTTGCCGGAATGACGCCAGACGAGCTTGCGGCATGGCAAACGCGCGAGAAAATGGCCAAAGAATATATTGAGAACGTCAATGCTATGGCGGGTGCCTGGAAGAGAATGGATGACTCCGCCGCATTATTCTTCGGACGGTTTAGCGCGCCCGGTATCAACGCAGTCATTCGCGGTCTGACAGCGTTTGCTAACCATATGGACCATATTTTCAGCGAGTGGGAGAAGACCGCCAGAGAACAAGAGGAACGACTAGAAAGGCAGCGTCAGGCGCGAGCAAAGGGAGAGGCTGTACCAAGTAGCGAAAGAGAACGGCCACGGCCACCTGTGCGTGATACCGCACATCCGCCGTCACAAGGTTTCTATCGCGGACGTTATGCTCCGCGTTCGAGTGGCTTCCAGACCGGCGGCGCGTTTATGGTCGGCGGCACCGGCGGTGATGACAGCGAGCCGATCAGCTTCATGGCGTCGCCGGGCGAGCGGGTCACGATACACACGCCTGCGCAGCAGAAAGGGTTCGGCCTCGGTGATCAGGCTGACGAACAGATCAAGACCGAGAAGCAACTCACCGACGAATTGAAACGACTCAACGAGTTTCTGTTCAGGACGTCTGGGCCGGGCAAAGCCAAGGGCGGGACCGCCGGGACTCCGGGTGGGACCGGCGCGGGCACGGCAGAGAGCGGCGCAGCCGGTGGCGCATTGGGCGCTTCGATCATGCAGGGCCTCGGCGGCCTGCCGGGTTTTGGCAGCGGCACTGATACAGGCACGGGCACAGGCGCGGGCACAGGCGCGGGCACCGGCACCGGCACCGGCACGGGCACCGGCACCGGCACGGGCAACGCTGATCCGACTGGTTTCGCCACGGGTGGTCCTGGCGGCGTAAACACAGGCGGCACTCCACCGGCGAGCGGCGGCACGGCGCCGACCGACGTGAGTGCGGCCCGACGCATGGGCAGCACTGATGTTCCCGGAGGTGCGAGCGGTTTGCCGGTTGGTGGCAATACAGGAACGGGTGGCGGAAGCGGCGGCCGTTTCAATGTCCCTGCGGGCACGCGTCCGATAGGCGCTGGCGAGAGCGAGACGGTGACGCTATCGAACGGCTCGCGAGTTACGGTCAACAAACGCGGCGCCGCGCAATTCCAGGGCTTCTTCAATGATCTGATTGCGGCGGGAGCGCCGGTTCGAAATTTGGGCGGCGTCGGTGCTCGCCCCGGCAACGCTTCGCAGCACCCGGTGGGACTTGCCGTCGATTGGGCGCAGCATTCGCGAAACGTCGTGGACCGTGATGTGCAGGCGTGGATATCGAACAATCGCAGCACGCTCAACGCGCTTGAGCAGAAATGGGGAATGAGCGGCGGCGAGCACTGGAGAAATCCCGACACCGGACATTTTTCGATTGATACGCTCGGAGGCAGCAATGTGGACGCTCCGGGCGGCGGCGGCGGCGGCGGCGGTGGCGGCGGTGGTGGTGGCGGCGGTGGTGGTGGATTGGCTGGTTTCGGTGGCGGCGGCGGTGGTGGCTTCCCTGCAATGGGTCCGATGGGGGGAATGATCGGGCGACTTCTCGGTGGCCTGGGCGGTGGTGGCGGCTTCGGTGGGTTTGGTGGCGGCCGAGGCATGGGTGGCTTCGGTGGAATGCTTGGCGGCCTGCTCGGCGGTGGCGGCGGCATTTTCAACATGCTCGGCGGCTTGTTGGGTGGAGGTGGTCGCGGCTTCGGTGGCGGCGGCATTTTCTCGATGCTTGGCGGTCTATTCGGCGGCGGCGGGTTTGGCGGTGGTGGTCGCGGCTTCGGCGGCGGTGGGTTCGGCGGCGGTGGGCGGCATCGCGGCGGTGGAGGTGGCGGCGGTGGAGGTGGCAATGCAGCCGTACCGGCAGCGGGCACCCCGGCAGCGGCCAGCGGCGACGTAAACGCGAATCTCGCGAAAGATCGCGAACGGTTCAGAGCCGAATTGCAGCAAAAGCCGTGGCTGCGCGAAAAATTGCTTGGTATCGGCGCGGGTGAAAATCGCGATCCGGCGGCCAATCAGGCTGTGTTTGAAGAAACGATGAATCGCGCGTCGGTATCCGGGCATTCGCTTGAACACGAAGCGCGTACCACGCGCGAGGGTGGCTATTACGCAGGATATAATCCTGGCGCTCTGCGCGACGCAGGGTTTCGGGCCGCATCTGAAGCAAGACTTGAGTCCGCTCTCGCCGGATCGAATGTCAGTAATTTTGCGACCGACAATTCCTCGGGCGGCCTCGCACAACGTGAGGGCAGCAGCGGTCGCTTCGTACAACAGTTTACTTCCGGTGGCGAATATTTTTGGTCGCCGGGTACGTCGGGGAATTTCAGCCGCGCTAAATGGTTAGAGTGGCAAAAACGGATGGCGGCCGGGCAGATCACTCACTTAGATGGTGCGGGTGCCGGTGCGGGTGCTGGCGCGGGCGCTGGCGCTGGCGGCGGCACTGGCCCTAGTGGCCCGCTCGCGATGGGTGCGGAGCCGGATCAAGCCAACCGGCCGTACAAGATCGGCGGCAACCTCGCGCTTGGCGGCCAGACGTTTCACTGGGAAAGCGGCGGCATGAAGCGCGGCAGCATTCCGTATGGGACGTATGACGTGAACATCGGGCGTGGCGACATCGGTCCTATCGGTCAGCGTATCGGATCGATTGCGACAGTCGGCGGCGCTGGCGGTGTGATCAACGATCCGAAATATCCAGGCCAGCCGCGCGGGGGCATTCAGATTCATCCGGGCAGCGGTGACACGCTCGACCGAATGTTTACCGAAGGCTGTTTCTCCGTATCGAGAAAGGAATGGCCAGCGTTCAAACAAGCCTTGCTCAAGGAAGCACACAACGGCCCGCTCGTGCTCAACGTCGGTCGTGATGGGCGCGCGTCGATCTTTACAAAGAAGATGCTCGAACAGGGCGGCGTATCTCAGGGCATGGTTTCACCCGGCGGTGGTGGTGGCGGTGGCGGCGGCGGTGGCATTCCAGTTAGTGAAGGCGGACTTGGCGGCATGGGCGCTCCGGTCTCCGGTCTTCCTCCTGGTTTTAGAGATGATGAGCGCGGAGGTGGACCATCGTCCATCGGCGGTACGTGGACCGGCGGCGCCGGGCGCTCGTTTGCTGGCGGCTATGGCGGTATCGGCAAGGGTGGCTATGGCACTCCAGGTATGACGCCATCGGGTCGTCCCGGCCTCGGCGCCACCGATCCGGCGGGGACTGCCAGCAGAGATATGAGTTCGTCGGCGATAGACGCCACGGGTCGTCCAGGACTCGGCAAGAGCGATCCCGCAGGTTCACAGAGCAGAGACACAAAATCGCTTTCCGGCTCAGGTTGGAATCGTCCTGGCTTCGGCAATTCTGATCCATCAGGGACAGCAAGCAGAGACTCGAAAGAGTTATCGGGTTCTGGATTCAATCAACGTCCTGGCCTCGGCAATTCTGACCCGTCAGGAACGGCAAGCAGGGACTCGAAAGACTTATCAGGTTCTGGGTTCAATCAACGCCCCGGCCTCGGAAGAAGCGATCCATCCGGTACGGCCAGTCGCGATGATCCAACGCGTGGAATCAATTTCGGCGGCGATCCGACGCGTCCCGGCCTCGGCCGCAGCGATCCTTCAGGTTCGCGCAGCAGAGACGATCCGACCACGGGTAGTGGTGCGTTTGATCCGACGCGCGGTGGGTTGTTCGATCCAACTATGCGCGGCGGTCGCAGCGATCCGACAGGCTCAATGCTCGCAATCGACCGCGCCAACATCGATGCCGCAACTACGCATCGCGTCGAGGGTACCGGTAAGATTTCCGTGGACGTCAATGCGCCGCGTGGCACGAAGGTCAGCGCCTCATCTGGCGGTTTGTTCAAGAAAGTCTCGGTGCAGCGTCAGACGCAGATGGAGCCAGCAGCAAGCTCGCTCGGTAAGGGTAGTGAAGGAGAAGCAACCGGGCGAGCAGGAGTCGAGTGACAATGGCATTCGTACCTGGACCGGGACCAAAGATCACCGATATCCCGAACACGAAATGGCGGGACGAACTCATGCCCGCTTCCTATGGCGGTGCATTTTTCCACGTCGAGACGGGCAGCAAGGAAAGCGGCCGTCGCATCGTGCTCCACGAGTGGCCAAAGAAGGACCAGGGCTATCCGGAGGACATGGGACGCAAGACGCGACAGTTCAGCGTGCGCGGCTACTGCATCGCATATCCATTTGACACACCGGAGCTTCTCTACCAACGCGACTATCGCAAGGCGCGCGACCGGCTGATCGCCGCGCTCGAAAGGGAAGGCCCTGCCCTGCTGCAGTTGCCGACGATCCCGCCCGCCTATGTGGTGAACATGAATTACCGATGGGCGGAAGAGCAAAAGTTCGGGGGGTTTTGCGTGTTCGATATGAGCTTCGTTGAGTATGGCGTGCCAGATCAGACGATTGACAACCCGGCAGGCATGCTCGCCCAGACGGCGAATGATCTCCGCGATCAGATGAAGACCGTCATGGACAATGTCGATGAAATGCTGCGCCTTCACGCGATAGGCGCGGGCAATATTCCGGGGCCGGGCTGATGGATAAGAAGACTGCACAAGAGGCCGCTGCCATCATGCAGCGCAGTCTCGACGCGCTCGTGCGTGTTGTGCCAGCGACCGGGCGAACCGGTTCTGATCTCCGCGTCGCATGTGGTCGTCTTTCCGCCAACGCCGAGACGCTTTTGCAGACCAACACTGCAGGAGCACCGCTCGTTAACTGCTTCGCGCTCGCGCTGCAGAACTTGGCGACCCAGCCGCAGCTTGCCGTGGTGCGCAATCAGACGCTCGCCGAAACGCCGGTATTGCTCGGTGCTGTTCTGATCCGGGATTGCATCGTGCGGCTCTGTCTCGCAACAGAGGCGAAGGTGATCGCGGCCACGACCTTTGTCACCCGCTCTGACGTCGAGGCGCTGCAGGCAAATATCAACACCATGTATGCAGGCGTCGAAGAAACCGCCGCCGATCAAATGGATCAGGCAACATTCCAGGTCATTGTTGCCTTGCATGCGGCGCTCAACGGATTTCTCACCAGCACGGCGCGGCCGTTACCGATGATGCTCAAGTTCATATTCGCTAAATCGATGGCGAGCATCGTGATGGCTCATCGGCTCTACGCGGACGCGAGCCGCGCCGACGAATTGCGCGTCGAAAACAAGACCGTGCATCCAGCGTTCATGCGGATGACCGGACGCGCGCTCTCGGGATAGCCCGCCGCCCATGCCTAATCGCGATGAGGTAGCGACCATCGTCGTCGGTGGATTCCGGTTCGACAACTGGGAATCGGTTTGGGTCCAGCATCGTTGGGCCGAGAACTATCCCCTCTTCCGCTTTACGACGGCTGATATCGTAGAGGTGCCCGATCAGCCGCCGCCCGCGAACTGGCAGCTACTGCAGATCAAGCCGGGCGACCCGGCTGCGATTTATCTCGGCGACAACCTCGCTGTAACCGGCGTCATCTACGAACGGCAGACTGCCTACGACAAAGGAAACAAGGGCGTCATGCTGCAGGGCGTGGGCGTCCAATTCTATGCCGCCCGCGCCAGCGTGATTCATCCGACCGGGAATTTCGACGGCAAGAATTTGCAGCAAGTCGCGAACGAAGTCGCTGCCCCAACCGGCGTTGCGTTTCTGCCGATTGGCAATGTCGATCCAACGCCATTCAAGCAGTTGCAAGTCGGCATTGGCGAACCAATCGGGCATTTCATCGAGCGGCTCGCGCGCCCGCGCGGCGTCATTCTCGGCAGCGACCATCATGGAAATTTGCTGCTGATTGGCGATCACAGCGAACCGGCCGTCGCCGAGCTAGTCGAAGGAATCAACATCCTGAAATGCCAAGCCCTGATATCCGAAGCGGAGATTTATTCAAAGTATCTCGTGCATGGGCAGACCGGTGCGAGCAACGACAATAGTGGACCAACGGCATCTGAAATGGATGCTGAAGCGATGGGTGCGCTGAGACGGTACAGCCCGATCCTTACACCGGCAGAACAGCCAGTATGGAGTAAGGCTGAACTGCAAAAGCGCGCCCAGAATGAAGCGAAGTGGCACAACGGCACGATCATACGCGTCCACATCACCGTGCAAGGTTGGATGATGCCGGGTCGATTGATGAAGGGTGCCGCGCCGAATCCACGCACACACGATCTATGGCGCGCTGGTTCGCTGGTCAGCGTCTATTCGCCAATGGCGATGCTCGACATGTACATGGCGATCAAGACCGCAACGTTTACCCAAGATTCAAAAAGCGGGACGCTGACCGAGCTTGAACTCGTTCCGCCCTGGGCGCTGAACGACGGCAACGACTTGGACGTGACGAATCCGACCGCCCCGCAGCCCACAACGGTGGCGCCAACACCATTGCCACCAACAACGACACCGCCCGACAAATTGCCAAGCACAGACTAGCAAGGAGAAAGGATCATGCATAACGCTACGCCCGCCCACACCTCGTTCCGCTCCTACTACTCCGGTGGCTCGCGCTCGGTAATCCACGAGGCCGACGACTCCAAATTCATGCAGGAGATGAAGGGCAATTTCATGAAGGGCGAGTCGCGGGGCGGTGTCGAGAGTCCACAAAACTATGGTTTCACTTCCGTGGTTCATGACGCCGACAAGGGCCAGGACGGGTCTGTCAGTGATGGCGCCGAGGGCTTCGTGCAGTTCATGGGCGGCAATCGCTCGTTTCCGGTGTGCCCCGTGATGGATGACCGGCGGCATCGCCTGTGGGGAATGGAGAAGGGCGACACCGCGATGTATCGCGGCAAGGACGACGGCCAACAGTTTCACATGACGACAGACGGCGGCTTTTGGAGTGCGCAGACCGAAAAGACGGTGCGCATGCAGCTTGTCGATAAGCAGCAGAATCAACAGCAGGGTGGCGGCTCTGGCGGTTCTAGCGGCGGTGGCGCATCTGCGCTCGCTGGAGAGGGCGGCGGTGGCGGCACTGATCCAAGCGGCGGCGGTGGCAGCGGTAGCTCGACCGGCAAGGGCGACGGCACCAGCCAAAGCGGCAAGCAGCAGAAAGGACAGAAGCCGATCTACAAACAAGGCGTGGACAAATCCTACCGCTACGTTGACGTGACCAAGGACGCCACGCGCTTGTCCGGCAAGGAATCCCATCTGATGCTTGAGGACAAGGACAGCTACGTTCATTGCAAGGAAAAGAAAACGTATCTCGGCGGCAATGCCGACAAGCACAAGTTTGCGCGCGTACTCACCGAGGCTGGTGTAGCGCAAAACGTCTACGGCAAAATCGACGGCAGCATGGTGGCGCTCGAACTCGAAACGGAAATGTCGAATGTACTTGAGCGATTCAGGCCACGCTCAAGGCTGATACCGCCCCTCGTGCCTGCGCTCATGCTGCTGCTCGGCATTTCGCTCGGCGCGAACTACGCGCTGATCACAGAGCGCGGGCCGACGATGATCGCGAGCCTTGTGAGCCGCTGAGTGGCCGATGTCCGTCTCGTCCAACAGGGCGAGTTTCCATACCAGACCGAAGTCTCGGTCGATTGGCTTCTTCTGGGCGACGGCACGCTTGACGATTCCGAGGCGCTTGCGACAGCGGTAATCGTCGCGCTCGGAACGGATCGCCTTGCCAGCACCGACGATATCTTGCCCGATCCGGATTCGACGGATCGCCGGGGCTGGTGGGGCGATCTCGACGCGCGGCTTATTTGGCGCGGTGCGTGGCCCATCGGATCGCATCTCTGGCTGCTCTCGCGCGAGAAGATCACCGGCGTCGAAGCGGCGCGCGGTTCGACCCTCGTGCGCATCCAGTTCTACATCCGCGAGGCTCTCCAACCGTTCATCGATCTGCGCATTGCGTCGGGAATGGAAGTCATCGTCCAGCGTGTCGATACGCAGCGCATCACTGCGCTTATACGGCTCTATCGCGGGCCGCTGACCGCAGTCGAACTCGCTTATCAAATCCTCTGGGACGACATCATCGAGGAATAAGGGATGCCATGGCAGACGCCAACGCTCAGCGCAGTACGTAGTCAGGTTCGCGATCTTATACGCGGCTCGTTGCCGGGCGCGGACGCGAACGTTCCGAACAGCGTGCTGCGGGTTCTAAGCGATAATCAAGGCGCGCTTTGTCATTTAGTTTTGCAGTACATCGACTGGCTTGCGCTGCAACTGATGCCAGATACCAGCGAGACAGTGTGGCTCGACCGTCATGCCTTTATCTGGCTCGTCAATGCGGACGGCTCGACCGGTCGCAAACTTGCCACGCCTTCGGTCGGCACCGCCATATTCACCGGGCCGCTAGGTGGCGCGGTCGTGCCGGTGGCGACGCAACTATCCTACGGCGCGACGCTATTCGAGACGCTGACCGATACCATCGTCACCGACCAACCGACGCCAATACCAATCCGCGCGCTTGATCCTGGCGTGGTCGGCAATCTCGATCCCGGCACCTCGCTCACGTTCGTAGCAGCGCCGCCGCCACAGATCGATTCCACCGCTGCCGTCGAGCTTCTGCAAGGTGGCACCGATCAGGAAACCGACGAAGAGCTACGCGCCCGCGTGCTTGAGCGAATTCAGGCCCCTCCGATGGGCGGCGATGCCGAGGACTACGTCCACTGGTCGCTGATGCTGCCGGGCGTCACCCGCGCATGGTGCTACCCGCTCGAAATGGGCATCGGCACCGTGACGGTGCGCTTCATGTGTGACGACCTTCGCGCCGTCGAGAATGACGGCTTCCCGCTGGATGAGGATGTGCAGGCGCTCACCACACATCTCGACCGCATGCGACCTGTCACCGTGAAGGATTTCTTCGTCGTCGCGCCGCTGCGGTTCCCGATCAACTTCAAGATCATCAACCTCGCCACCGACGACGAGGCAACACGCGCGAACATCGAGCAGGCAGTCGAAGCGATGTTCATGGAGCGCGCTTCGCCCGGCCAGGAAATCTATCGGTCGTGGATTTCCGAAGCGATCTCGCAAGCCGGGGGCGTCGATCACTTCGACCTCGAATACGAAAACACCGTGATGCCTTCCAACGGCTACATGCCGATTGTCGGCACAATCTCCTACGGCTGACGGGATAGAGATCAATGAAGTATCAACAGCCATACGGCGTCCTCGACGCAAACGCGCCATACATCAACGGCGACCCTAGCGTCGGTCGCGCTGGCTCAATCCCACCGGCCGCCGCGTTCGAGCAGCCGATGCGCGAACTCGTACAGTGCATCACCGGTTGCGGGTTGACGCCGACCGATACTGACCTCACGCAGCTTTGGCAGGCGTTGCAGATCGCGCCGTGGATTCAGGAATACGGCGTCGATACCGGTTCGGCGAATGTCTATTCCGCTTCAATCACGCCGGTCCCGACCCAGCTTTATGTCGGCATGACAGTTGCAATCAAGATCGGCAACGCCAACACCGGGGCATCGACCCTCAATATCTGTGGGCTTGGCGCGCACGCGATTAAGCGCGCGACCGGTGCTGACATCAACTCTGGCGACCTTCGGTCTGGCCAAATCGCCGCTTTCGTATTCGACGGCGCGTATTGGCAGATGATCAACTTCCTCGGATTCCAATCCGACACGACCGTCAACAATTTCACGCTGAAGATTCCATTTTCGACCGACACCGGAGCGGCCAACGCCATTGTCGGAATTTTCAATCCGCACATCACGCTGCAATCGGCAGGCGATCCATACCTCATCAAGGTGATGAACACGAACACCGGCCCGGTGTCGGTGAAAATGGATGCGCTCCCCGCCGTCCAACTTATCTGGCCTGATCAGAGCCAGCTTGCGGCTGGCGATATCATCACCGGCGGCCTGATCTTCTGCGTGTTCGACGGCACGAAGCTTCAACTTCTCTGCCGCATCAACGGCGGGGGTGGTGGCGGCCCGCCGCCGCCGACGACCGGCGTGCCGGGGACAATCGACCTCTGGCCAACCGATACGCCGCCAGCCGGTGCATACGAGTGCAACGGACAGGCGCTGTCGCGCGTGAATGATGCGCGACTGTTCGGCATCATCGGGACGCGTTACGGATCGCCCGATCCAAACACCTTCAACGTGCCCGATTTCCGGGGACAGTTCATTCGCGGCTGGTCACACGGCAGCGGTGTCGATCCTGACGCGAACACGCGCACGGATCGCGGCGATGGGACGGCGGGCGATCATGTCGGCACCAAGCAGACTGATGCCGTAAGAAGTCACTCCCACGCGGCCATAAGCGGCGGAATGCTCGATCTTGATTTTGGCGGACCAATGGTGGCCGGGCGTCCGACGAATCCAGCGCAGGGCTGGGACACGACGAGCGGGCACGATGTTTCGATGGGGCCGTTCCCCGGCCTTCACGGCCCGCCGTGGGGCGGTGGGGTAGGCACCCAGTTGCAGGTTGGTCAGGGTCAATTCGACTACGTCAACAAGATCACGAACATCAAGGTGAGCGGCAGCGCGCTGGGAACGCAGTCTACCGGCGGAAACGAGACGCGGCCGACCAACATCAACATGATGGCCATCATCTGGCGGTGACGCGATGACGACCCAGCTTCTTTCGATCCCTCGCGTCGATCTGACCATCGAGGTGTTCACCAACGAGGACTGGCTGGACGCGCTCGCGTACTACGATCTCGCCAACAATCCGATTTTGCTCGACGGCATCCATTTTGCGCTCGAAATGCGCCATGCCGTCGAGGAGGTGACCGCGCTCATCAGCATCACCAATAATCCCGACGACGATCAGACCGGCGGCAAGATCGTCATCACCGGCAATCAATTCGCGATCAACGTTCCGCTCTCGAAAATGTCGCGCGTGCCAAAGGGCGATTACGTGTTCGATGCCATAGGCAATGCAGACGGAATGCAGCGCGTCATCATGACGGGGACAATCGCGGTGGTCGAAGGAATCACACGATGACGATCACCCAAATTACAGTCGTCCAGGGCATCGCGCTCCAGCCGGGGCCGCCGGGTCAAGATGGCGCGCAAGGACCGCCGGGCCAGATCGTCGCGCTCGACGTCATGCGCGGCTGGACGACGCTGCAATACTTCGTCCCGAACGATCTCGCCTATGCGGTGAGCGGCACGACCGTGTGGGATACGAAACAGACTCCGAGCGCGCGGTTGACGATGCTGGGCGGCAACTCGGCAATGGGATCGCCGATGAACGTAGTCGAGGGCGCTTACTACGCGCTTCGCATCGTCCAAGACCCCACCACGCCCCGCGTGCTGACATGGCAAACGGGTCCGTATCATTGGCCGGGCGGCGCTGCGAGCGCGGTCGCGCCGTCGAATATTGCTGGCGCAATCGACGTTTTCCATTTCCGTGGCGCTCCGGGGAACGTGCTCGAATTTGTCGGCGCGCAGTTGAACATCAAGGCGTGATCCGGTGTTCCACATTAAGACCGTTATTGGTCCGTTTCCGCGTGGGTGGACAATCCCCAACGCGCTGACACTTGTCGGCGGCTCGCCTGTATTTGGAATGCCGGTGCTGCAGTCGGTCAAGCCCGGATCGTATTCGCAGGCCGTGCCCGGCAACGTCAATTTCCCCTGCCCAAACTACACCACGCTCACGATCACCATTGAGGGCGGGGGCGGCGGCGGCTCGTCGGACGTTGTTGCGACGCCAGCGGGCGCAGGACAGAACTCGTCGTTCGGCACCACGATGGTCGCGACCGGTGGTCTTGCTGGCGTTGGGCCGGTCCCTCCGAATCAAGGTGGCAGCGGCGGCACCGTCACGGCGGGGGGCGGCGGCCTGGGCGGCAACGGCATCATCGGCGGTGCTGGCGGCTCGGCCTCGTTTGCTTCCGGCACCTACAGCTTCGTGGTGCCGACCTATACGACGCTCACAGTCGTTGTGGCCGCAGGCGGCGGTGGCGCGACTGATGGGGCTTTTGTCGGACAGGACGGCGGCCAAAGCACATTCGCATCGGTCGTCGCGAATGGCGGTGGCGGCTGCGATCCTGCGCACCTTCCGTCAGTGCCCGGTGGTGGCAGCGGCGGAACAGTGACG